GTTTGGTCAATCTTTTGCCAAACTGTTCCGTTGTACATCAACCAATCGCCAATTTGCCAATCAGTTATGCCATTTAAGTTGGTAGAACCTGCTGTTCCTACGATGTAGTAGAAGCCATTTGTGCCAACACTACTAGCCAATGTAGGAGTATTAGTAGATGCGTTCCAAGTTCCCTTGTAACTTAGTCCACCAGCAACAGAAGCCCAAGAAGTAGTTGTTCCATTAGTGGTTAGGTACTTACCTGAGTTCCCAGTTTGGCTAGGAATCAGATTAGTTATCTGTGTTTGTAGGGAGGCTAGGGTATCAAGGACAGACTGAGAAGTGCCACCACCATTAGTAATAACTTTGATGGATTCCGCAAGGTCATGAGAAACAACTTCACCAACATTGAGTTCAACACCACTAGAAAGGCCAATGATAAGGCTACCATCGAAATCAATACGAGCAGAGGTGACACTAATACCATCAACCCCATCCGTTCCATCACGCCCATCTCGTCCATCTTTGCCTTTAATTCCTTGAACGCCTTGCTTTCCATCACGTCCATCTCTGCCATTTTTGCCGTCCTGTCCATTTATGCCATCACGACCATCTCTAATGGCGTTAACTCGTTGTTCAATGGCAGTTCCCACTTCATCGTAGCGAGAACGGATGTCAGATTCAATCTTTTTCAGGGCATCGACTACTAAGCCTACATTTTCACCAATGCGTTGCTTCTGAACCTCTTTGGCTTGTGCAACAGAAGTCTTAATCCCCTCCAAAACAGCCAATTGCTGTTCAGGATTCATGTTTTTAAGGATTAACTCCTTGGCTAGGCTTTCAATATCCATTACGCACCCTTCTGAGGTGTTGAAGATAGTTGTTTAGTAAGTTGGTCAAGGAAGTCTTGCTCCATTCCTTGCACTTTGTTGTTTTTATCAGCCATTTGCAACTCAACAATCTTGGATTTGTTCTTGATGTCTGCTTCTTTGAGCATCAATTCCGCAATCTTAACTCTTTTATCAAACTCACGGCTTGCCGCTTCGTCTGAATTAGGCAAGTTTTGAGTCATTGAAGAGGTAACTCGTGCCTGAGTTTCCTGTGGAAGCAACTGAGCCTCAATCATTGTCTTAGTAGCATCAGCACGATTCTGTTCAGCCTGAGTTGTACTGACTGCAATCTGCGCTTGTGCCGCTTGCATAGCCAATTGTTGTTGTGCTTGTTGCATTTGTTGCGCTTGTGGATCAGGTGCAGACATTTGTTCCAATGCCGCCATCAATTCATATCGGTTAGTAAACGAACTATTACCCACAATTCCCTTCAAGATCAACGGCATGACAGGGGTATTTGGCCCTAAAGTCTGCAATAGACCAATAAACTGCTGTTGTTCGTACTCACGGGCAATGATGCCAAGCGTAGCCGTAGGAATGAAGTTCATGTCCACAGAAGGATAACGCTCTGGGTCAAACTGCATATAGCGGAAAGCCGCTTTTTTGATAAACGGCATCAAGAAATCTTCTTGGAAGTTCACCAAAGTGCGCTTGTACTTCTTGATAATCGAGGCAATTGCCATCGACATACCGCCTTGACCACCATCACGGGCTACGGCAGAGACTAAACCTTGTGAGTCTAGCGTACCAGTAGCCTGTAACAGCATCGTTTGGAAAGCAGTAGCAGTTTGGATGTTGCCTTGATCGGTTGTGCCAAACTTAAATGGCATCAAAATCTCAGAAGGTGCTCCATTGGTCAGGATTGCTTTGCCAGGCTTGACTTCAAACTTAGCACCCCGCGGTAGACGAGTAGCGTCCATAGCAATCATGGGACTAGTTGTCAGGGCAAGTGAGTCTAAATGGCTACGGATTTGTGCATCCATCGCCTTTTGCATATTGTAGGCTTTCTCAATCGTTCCTCTGCCCATAATTCGGTTAGGCACAGTATCGGCTTGATAGGTAATGATTGGGCGATCCTTCATCATGTAAGGATTTGGCTCTGCCTTGAGCAACAAGTTGTCGTTGGCAATCACAATGATGGCTTCAACTAAGTCTGTGTACTCGTCTGCGGCTGAACTCTCAGGGAAGAGGTCAACAATATCTTTTTGCTCTTCAAGATTCTCAAGATGCTCTCTTGGAACTAAGCCGTAGTAAGTCAATAGGCGAACCTTGTTGTCCTTAAACTGCATATTTTCTTGGGTAGGCTCAAGGTCTTCGTCATCGCCATCTTCACCGATGTCAACTTTGCGATACACGCCAGCCTCAATGCCTTGGACAATCTTGTGCATGGAGACAAACTTCTCCACAGCAACGCCTAGACAGTCTTCTACTGTTGTTCCGTTAGGGTCAAAAATGAAGTTTTTAGGGTTAACTGGATTGATTTTGACGCTAATACGATCTTTTTCCATTACGCCAATAGCGGCTTGGGTAGTCTCGCCTGGGATTGGCTGAGTCGCAGGGTAGTATTCTTTCTCTGTCTTGACGATGATTTCGCCTATGCCAGAGCCATAGATTTCTCCCATCAGAACGATCTGATCGATAGATTTTCTTACTTTGTCTTTAGAGAAGTCTTCCATGAGTTGTTCACGGAGTTTGCCCACATCCATAGGATTGCCATCAATATCTTGGATGTCGTCTTTGATGTCAAAGTATTCGCCTTGACCAAAGATTGCTTCAATAATCTCAGCATGACGGGTTTCCACGGCTTGCTGTGAGCCAGGAGTTATCAGTCGGCTACGCTCTGATTCACGGGTAGAGTCTTCTAAAGCCCACTCACCACGGAAAATACGCTCGTATTCTGTCCAGTTTTGGAGATAGTTTGAATCTCGATAGTCACGCCATCTATCGCAATGGTCAACAACAAAAGCAACTAAGTCTTTGTCGGCCTCTGTTGGTTCTACAAATTCGTTTTGCTTTAGTTCGTCAGCCATTTAAAACCCCGCTATAACATCCATTGGTTGCCAGTCTTCGTCTTCGTCTCCCTCAAAGTAGGAAGTGACTGCCAACTGGTCAAGATAACTGAGTGAGTCAGGCAAATCATCATGTACGCCTTGTGCAGGGAACATCAACAGTTGGTCAAGAAAAACATCCCAATCTTCATCGCTGTTTAAGATGATGCGCCCATGCTCAAAACGCCCTTGGAGACTCCAAATAATTCGGTCAGCCTTTTTCCTGTTGCCATGCGTCAAGTCAACTATATGCGAATATACATTATTTTTACGCATTAAGTCACTTAAATAGGGCAAAACTGCGTTTTTTAGTGCTCCTCGCTCAATTCCCACAGCAATTGGACGATAGTCTCGCATAACCATCAGTATCTTGGCGGCAGTTTCACGGATATCCCAACGCCCATGAATTATCTCTTTTACCCACCATTTTCCATCCTCAGTCACCTTAACCACAGAGATAGCCGATTCGTCTAGTCGTTTCTTGGAGTTAGCCGCTTGTTTGGCAACCTCCTCAAATCCCGCTAAGTCGATGGCTACATAGTAACTTCCAACATCAGGCTCTACCCCGTACTTAATCCACTCTTCTTTGAAGATGTCGCTACCAGCATTGGTAAAACTAGCCATGTATTCTTGTTTGAAAGCAAAGGTAGACAGGGTTTTTTTGGCAGACTCGATCTCAGTTGGGTCAATCAGGGGGTTGTCTTTTGTGGTGAAGTGCCAAGACTTCCAGTCGGTGTCCTCTGCGCTCTCGCCCAATCTAAACAAATCATAGAACCAGTTTCTTCCTTTGGGAGTTCCGATGAACATGGCTCTTCCTTTTTTATCGGAGAGGGAGGCTCGGATAACTTGTTCCCACGCTTCGGGCTTGATGTCTGCGACTTCATCGAGGACTGCATAGGTGAGTGAAACTCCACGTAGCGTGTCTGGTCTATCTGCTCCTCTGACATAGATAGTCGCTCCATTGATGGTAGTGATGTCTTGGTTGTTGATGTGGGCATTTTGGATAACTTCCCTTCCTAAATCCATTAGAACTTGCCAAATAATCTGTCTAGCCTGACCATTGGTAGGCGCAACATAAAGCACCGCAGAACCAGCAGGGCATTTTAATGCTTCAATAAGTAAGGTGACTGCCGCCATCCTAGACTTACCGCATCGTCTACCAGCGGCAATGACTTTGAATCTAGTATTGTCTTTAAAGACTTCTTCTTGCCAAGGTAGGAGGCTAAAGTTCAGATCACTCATTTGATGGTCAAGAATGGGTCTTGATAGTAAAGACTTTCCATTTGCTGATAGGGTTGCTTAAGACGTTGTTGCTCAAAGTATCGAGTCATGTCTTTATCCATGATCTGATGCAACCAAGCATCTCTGGCATTTAGTTGTTCAGGGGTTTCGTATACAGGCCATTTGCCATTTTGGATGTCTTTTTTCCAAATGTTGTACAACTGGTTTTCATCGGTAACTATGCGTCCACCAACATAGCCAGGCACAGAGACAAATTTACCTTTGTTTTTGCCTTCAGGAATCTCAATTCCCGTGGCATAGATGGTCATTGGATTGCCTTCTTGGTTTATGAAGGGATTGCCAAGGTTTTGCCGATGATAGGCAACTTTGTTAATTTCCTGTGGCGTAAGCCCCATTCCCTCTAAATCTGCGAACATATTAGCCATTTTTATCCTCCACATCTTCTGCTTCAATTGTAGGTGCGTGGCTGATTTCGCCAATACCCGTGATATTGATGGTAACGGCTGACCTTTGTTTGCCTTCTTTCTCAAACATGGAGACGGGCAACATTCTGTCCATGCACAACTTAATAGCGGCTAGTTGGGCAGGGTGTTCATCATTCATGGCTATCTCTACCGCCTTGTGGACAACTCTAGAACCTGCGCTGTTTATCAGGAGATTCTTTAATTCTTTAAGTTGGGCAGTCTCAGTCTTTGGTAGAGTAATGAGTTCAGGCTTATCAGCATAACTGGTAAGGGAGAACTGTTTGTTAGTAGAACCTTTTGGTCTACCACGGGGTTTAGTTTGATTCATGTACTTTTGTCCACAATAGGGAAGTTCCTTCACGCATTATGGCTCAAATCTTTTTGTTGAACAATAGGGTAATCCCTGATATAGTTATGACAACGGGGGCATGACCCACCCC